ATGTTATTTATTACATTATCAGTAATTTTTGGATATATTAGGAATTTACAAGGGATATTATTATCAAAGCTAACATAATGAACTTCTGTACCAGTTGTATTCTGCCAATCTGAGTCTATTTTATCTAAGCCTTCATAGCTCAGAGAATTAACATTTCTCTCTAGATATTGTACTCTATCTATTTTTTGAGCTATATCAGATATATTATAAGAGGCTATGTTATTTTCTATCTTAAGGTAACTTTTAGCTTTTATAATGTTACCTATAGTGTTTATTTGAATAACACCTCTGTTTAATAGTCTTAATAGCATATCATCAGAGTACTTTACTTCATCTATATCACCAACTATATCTCTAACTTCAGTTAAAATGTCAGTAATTCTACTCACGTTATTCCTTTAACTATTTACTAAAACTCTCACTATGAAGTGAGAGCTCTATAAATAGTCCCACTCCCTAGAGAGAGTCTATTTTAATTAGTCAGTATATTTACCGTCTGAAACTTCAGTCTCAATATACTCAACAACAATTTTAAATATAGCTGCGCCACCTAATGCTGCTCCATCACCTGCAACAACTGAAACAAGTCCACCAGTTGCAAAGTAAGCTGGAGTAACAGTACCAGAAGCTACACCTAAAGAAGAAATAGCAATTTCATTTGCTACAACAGTTGAACCAACTTTAACATCTAAAGTATCTCCAGCAGCTGCTGCATCAGTAACAATAGCATATGCTCTAGTAACTAACGCTGCTCTTGGTAGAGTAAATAGTGTATAATCTGGTGTTGAAGCATTTGCTGCTGAAATTAATCCAGAAGCAAAAATAGAAACACCTTTCTTTTGGTTATTTTTATTATCAAATCTAATATCTTGTGCCATAACCTACTCCTTACACAGTAACGTCAACAAAGATAGAACCATAGTTATATCCTGCAACTTTACCATCAGTATAATCTGCATTTTCAGCTAATAATTTAGTAGCTTTAGCTGCACACCATGTTTCTAAACAAGACTCAGAGAATTTACCGAAATCTGTTGCTTCATATTTATAATCAGGCATCATACCATTAGCTTTTTGGAATGCTCCAGCACCTAAGATAACACCTCTTGATTTTAATGTAGAAGCTTGTGAGAAACCTTCTTGACCAGACCATTTAGCATTTACTGTATCGTAAACCCTCATACCAGGAATTTCAACACCAGTATTTTCATATTCATAGTAACCATCAGTTAAGATATTACCTTCAGTATAACCGAAGAATGAACCAGCATCTAAGAATAAGAAGTTACCAATTGTACCGATTTGAGATTTAATTAATCTATTTTCGTTACCTCTTAAGTCCATTTGAGCTAATAAGTTTTGAGCTCCTGTAGATTTAAGCATTTTGTTTTTCATATACGTATCACATAAGAATAACCATACAGGTTTTCCATTAGCTAATGTAAATGGTTTTAGTGGTAATCTTTTAGAGATACCCACTGGAGATGTATCAAATCCTGTACCAGTTTTAACAACTGTTTCAATATCTAATAAAGCATCTAAGTTAAATGTTGAACCTAAATCAATACCAAAATCTGAAGTTTGTTGAGCTAAGTCGAAGTACGCTTGGTCTTCACTTCTTACCCATAGGTCAGAAAGCTTAGTTCTTGAGTCAGAGTGCTCATTGATTTTTAAATCTCCGATATCAACGCCATCAAATTTTGTACCATTATCAACTACATATCTATAGTCAGCAACAGTTAGTTTGTCAGAGAACTTTTTCTTTTGTTCTCCAGTACCTTTAGCAGTTTTATTACCTTTAACAGGTCTTCCGCTTAAGTTTCCATCAAAATCAAATACTACTGTGTGACCAGTGCCCTTTGAAATATCATTTTTAACCATAATAACTGAGTCAAAAGAAGTACCTTTGTATGGTGCCCAAAAAGAAGTAGCTGATTTTTGAATCAACCCTTCAGACATCCAAGCCTTTCTTTTAATATCAGAATTTAATGCAACTTTACCAGTTCCGTTTGGCATGTTTTTCCTTTATTAATAAGCTATATTAGCATAATTAGCAGCGATATCTTTTACCACTGCACCATCACTAGGAGTTGTACCTCCACCCATTTGGCCTAAGTTAGGTTGATTTAATACTTCATTATTTGAACCTACTTTTTTAGGTGTATAGATAAAGTTGTGAACTTCAACGATAAAGTCATCAAAACTAATCTCACCTGTTTCAAGTTTCTTAGTAATTCTAGCAGGAACATCAAAGTCAATTAACTCTTGAGTTATTGGTGCATTTGGATGGCTACTATTATACTCATTTAGAACAAGGGCCCTTCTTTCCATCTCTGCTTGGATAGACGCGTTTTTCTCTGCTTCAGATAGTAAACTGTGGTGCTTCGCTCTAGCATCGTTTTCAAGAGCGTTCATCTTTTGTCTCCAAGCTTCTGGGTCAGAATATTTTAAATCTTCGAGTTGTTGTTGAACAGCCTCATCAATTTCAATCGTTGGTTTTGTTAGTTGTTCTAACACATCTAGTTTAGCTTTTACTGCTTTTAATTCTTGTTGAGATTTTGTAAAAGATGCTTGCGTATCCTTAAACCTTTTCTCATAATCGATTGTTGCTTGTGACTGTTCAACTACTTGAGTTTGAGTGTCATTAGCGTTTTGCTCTGGAGTACTCATTTTATATCCTTTAATTTTATATAACAAGGTCATTATAACAAAATTAATATTAAAGTTTGTTTAAATTTATATATCATATCCATGATTTTGAACTTTATTAAAATTATTAAAACTATTTTCTTTTGAAGTTATATAGCTACGTCGACTAGTACCTATTGTATAGTTATCAGTTGGTGGAGTATGCTTAAACCACATAGCCATATACCTAATCATATCTGCTGGATGTGAAAACTCATCGTGTAGCGGAGAGTCTAAGAATACACCTAATTTACTATCAAACCTTTTTCTATAGTTCTGTATTGCTGACCTTATTATCTCACACGACTCATCTATCTCAACTACTTTTAGGAACTGACGTGTAGCCTCTATACCATCAACCACATAATGTTTCTTAACTAAAACTAAGTCAAACCCATATTCCTTCATAGCATCCCATCTAGTCTTACCAGCTATCAATTCTTTAACCTTAATATCATGAGGCACTGCAGCCTTACCAAATACCCAGCCTCTTTCTCTACTTAGCGCTCTGCACACTTCTGCATAATGTTCAATACCAAACCCATTATTCTGATACTCTCCTATAATCTTAGGTGTCTTAATACCTCCGTGGTCAAATATCTGTACAAAACCTATTGAAAAATCATCGTTCATACCTAAGTCCATAGCCATATGTACCTTTAGGTTAGGGTCGTATAGGTTAGACCTAATCTTTAACTTCGGATACTCGTGTTTATAGTATGTACCTTCTATTGACTGCTCAAACGCCTCTTCCGGGTAACTAGGATACTCTCGCTTCATATCCTCACCTAATGTCTCATACTTCGAGCAATACCACCATTTCTGAGTCATTGTAAGCTTAGTCTGTAGCTTTATTTCTAAATCTGTAAAGTATCTATTCAACTCTATAGGTATCGGAACCTCAATATCTATATTACAGTCAGGGTCAATAATCCAACTGAGGAATATAGCCTGAAAGTCAAATGGACTTAGTTGAGTATTAGCTATCCCTTTAAGGTACGCTTTCTGCCATAACTCATAGAATAATCCTGTTTTTCCTTCTGCTGTCGACTCTATAGTTATCTTATTATTTTTACCTACTGCTTCAAAGGCTCCAGTTTTTAACTCTCTAGCTTTCTCAGGAAACTTAATAGCTATCTTACCTAGCTCTGATACGTGTAGTGATTGTAGCGTATCACCTCTAAAGTTACCTATCTTAAGTACTGACCCATTAGAGAAAAACATTCCATCCTGATTGCACTTAACTAGCTCTACACCTAATGCAGTTTTAAATGCTATCGGCATATCATCCCACATTATCCTTGCTCTTAATGCCAACTTATTCGCCTCATCCTGCCCATACGACTGTATACCTGCCGAGTAGTTAAATTTAGTTAGGCAACTATCTAAGTTATATGCTAAGTATAGCGTCGATATCCCTTGTTGCCGTGACTTTAATATTATCTTTCGATTATGTTTAAAGTCACCTAATATCTTACGCTGAGAATAGTTAAGCTTCATTATCTTCTTCTCTGTATCCTTCGTAACTATAGTATACAGGTGGTTAAGCCTCCACATCTTAGAAGCTAAGTTCTTCTTTTGCTGAGGTGTTAATATATCACCACCTCGTGGCGTATAGCCTACTTGCTTATCAACAGTCATCATCTACTCCATTCAGAAACGTAGCCAGCTCGTTCTTATCACCCTGCACAACGTCACCATTTAATATATTTATCATCGGCGCTTTAGTATTAAAATAGCTATCTCTTATGGCTGTGTGTGACGTAACTAAGTCCTTAACATCCCTCGTAGTCTCGCAACTATCTAGCATCTCATCTATCTTGCTCAGGAGGTGCAGCGCCTGTGTCTGTAGCTTCGTATCCAGCAGCCTTAACCCCTCAAACCCGTCACGTGCTGTA